TCGACTGGTGGTAGTTGCATCGCCCTTTCAACTCCAAATGGTGTGGGTAACTGGTTCCATAAATCCTGTGTGGGTGCCCAAGAAGAACAAAATGACTTTGTTATGACGACTTTACCATGGGACGTACACCCGGATCGTGACACCACATGGTTTGATAAAGAAACCAGAAATATGTCCAGAAGAGAGATTGCTCAAGAGCTTGAGTGTAACTTCAACATGTCCGGCGAGACAGTGATACACCCAGAGGACATTGAGAAGATGCTGGCTTCAACTCTTGAGCCTGACTATAAGACGGGTTTTGATAGAAATTTGTACATTTGGGAGAAGTTCCAGCCCGAAAACTCCTATATTCTTACTGCTGACGTTGCCAGAGGCGATGGAAAGGATTATTCTGTATTTCATGTTGTGGATGTTACGAACATGAAACAAGTTGCGGAGTATCAAGGAAAGCCAGAGTTGGATTTTTTCGCTCAAATGCTGTATGATACTGGAAAATCTTATGGCGATTGTATGGTTGTTGTAGAAAACAACAATGTTGGTTTTTCTGTCTTAACAAAACTAGTGGACATGGAGTATAATAACATATACTACTCAATTAAGTCCACTCATGAATACGTTGAGCAGTACGTGGCAGAACAAAGGAGCAACTCTGTGCCCGGATTTACGACATCTATGAAGACAAGACCTTTGATTATTGCAAAATTTGAGGAATTCATCAGAAACGAACTAATTAACATATCTTCTAGTAGGCTTTTGAGCGAAATAAAGACGTTTGTTTGGAATAACGGGAAGCCTGAAGCGATGAGAGGTTATAATGATGACCTTATCATGGCTATGGCTATTGCTTGCTGGGTGAGAGATACTGCGTTGGTGGGGGATAAGAGAGAGATGGAATACAAAAAAGCGATTTTGTCCGGAATGACTAAATCATCAACAGCTTTTCATACTGCGATACCGGGACAAACTGGGTATACTAGGAAAGAAGAGTACGAAGATAAAATTAGAGAAATGGAACCATTCATGTGGATTACAAAGGGATAAAAGAACATGGCTAAGAAAGAAAACAATATTAGAAATCAAGACTCGCTACTCTTTAAGCAGTTGACAAGGTTATTTTCAGGACCAATCGTCAATTATCGCAGACAGACCCAACGGCGTTTTAAAAAGAGACAGCTTGATGGTTATTCAAGTAAGATTAGCTCTGCGTCTGGTCAACAGTTTAAAAAGAGTGAATACGGTGCGTTTGATTCTCTTGCAACAAGTCAAATGCTTCAGCAGGACCGAGCAGTTCGCTACATGGACTTCGAACAAATGGAATATATGCCAGAGATTGCGTCTGGTTTGGATATTTATGCTGATGAGATTACTACTTCTACCAAGTTGACTCCTCTTTTGGCGATTGACTGCCAAAACCAAGAGATTAAAGATATCTTACACTCCCTGTATCACAATATTCTCAACGTAGAGCACAATCTGTTTGGCTGGTCCCGGACTATGTGCAAGTATGGTGATTTTTTCTTATATTTAGACATTGATGAGACGAACGGCGTAACCTCTGTGACGGGTTTACCGCCTAATGAGATAGAAAGACTTGAAGGTGAGGACAAATCTAACCCAAATTACGTGCAGTACCAGTGGAATTCGGCTAACATGACTTTTGAAAACTGGCAGATTGGTCATTTCCGTGTTTTGGGTAATGATCGTTATGCTCCGTACGGAACCTCCGCTTTAGAGCCAGCACGAAGAATTTGGAGACAACTTACACTCCTAGAAGACGCTATGATGGCTTATCGCATCGTGCGCTCACCAGAACGCCGTGTGTTTTATATTGATATTGGTAATATTGCACCACAAGACGTGGAGCAGTACATGGAGCGGGTCAAAACCACGATGAAAAGGAATCAGATTGTTGATTCTCGTACAGGTCGGGTTGACTTACGCTACAACCCTATGAGCGTTGATGAGGATTATTTTATTCCTGTTCGTGCGAACAACAACACGAGGATTGAATCTTTACCGGGCGGAACATACACTGGTGATATTGATGATGTCAAGTATTTGAGAGATAAATTATTTTCTGCACTTAAGATCCCCGCATCTTACTTGTCCCGTGCAGAAGGTTCAGACGAAGACAAGGCTACGTTAGCACAGAAGGACATTCGCTTTGCTCGTACCATTCAAAGGCTCCAACGAGTTATCGTATCAGAGCTTGAAAAGATTGGTATTGTACATCTTTATACTTTGGGATTCCGAAAGCAAGACCTCATTGGTTTCAAGCTCTCGTTGAATAACCCATCTAAGATTGCAGAACTGCAAGAGCTTGAGCACTGGAACACAAAGTTTGACGTTGCATCCGCAGCTACAGAAGGATTCTTCTCACGCCGCTGGATTGCGAAAAACGTATTCCAACTTTCTGATGAACAGTTCCAACAAAATCAGAGAGAAATGTTCTATGATAGAGCGATTGATGCTCAACTTGAATCTGCGGCGGAAGGTGGCACCTCTGATGGCGCAGGCGGCGGCGCAGACTTTGGCGACGGTGGCGACCTCGGCGGTGAAGATGACATGGATATGGGAGATGACGGCGGCGAAGGCGGCGGTGAAGAGGACGACAGCGCACTCTTGGCTGCTCCCGGACGAAGGTCTTCAAAGGGAATTCAGACAACCACCCCAGCATCAAAAGGGAAGATGTATACCCCTAAAACGTTTAACGGTAAACCTCAAAATGGCGGAGACCGCAGAGCAGCCGGAGCGAGCAAGAGAGCGACTAAGGGCTCTTGGTCAAACGAGACAGGCAAGAACACAAGAAGAAATACGCACAAGGGTGCAGCGGATATTATGGGTTTAGTTAAAAACCCCCTATCCGAATCTCTACAGCCTACTAATTATGATGAGGACGAACGCAGAATCTTCAGCGTAAACGTTGAAATGAAACGACTAATAGAACAGTTAGGGAGAAATAGAGATGAGTCAGAAGAGAAAGAATAAGTTCAGACACAATAAGAAGCGAAACACCGCATTCTTGTTTGAAGTTTTGGTCAAAGAATTAACCAAGGCTTCTCTTCAGAAAAATGAAGGCAGGAAGAGCACGGTGGTAAAGATATTGAAGAGGCATTTTTCAAAAGGAAGTGCACTTTATTCCGAGTTAGATGTCTACAGGGCACTGACTGAAACAAGAGAGACAACCCCAGAGGTTGCTGAAAGGATGCTCAAAGAGGCGAAGTTCTCCCATGCGGCTATTCCATCTAAGTCTATTTTTCAAGGTCAGTCGGAATTAATTTCTGACATTTCAAAAGAACTTGGACCGAGTGTATACATGAACTTCGTTCCAAATTATAAAGACTTGGCTACTTTGGCGCAGATTTTTAATCAGTCTGCACCGCTTGCCAGTAGGGTTCTTATGGAGCAGAAGCAAGTGGAGCTTATGACTTCAGAACGACAGAGCGCACAAGATTTGGCGCACGTTTCTAATCTAACATTTAAAACGTTCACCAAGAGATTTAATAAAGAGTATTCGGGCAAGCTTCATGAGGAGCAGGCATCGTTGTTGAATAAGTTTATTTATTCTTTTTCCGACAATGGTATCTCGCTGAATGTTTATTTGAATGAAGAAATTGATCGCCTCCGTGGTGTCGTCAAGAAGTCACTAGAGATGAAAGAGATTTCAGAAGACAAGAGGATGCTTGAAAACGCCCACAAGGTGTTGTCTATTTTAGATGATTTTCAGACAGAGCCCTTGTCTGAAGCTGGCGTAAAGCGCATTCTCAAGATTCAAGAATTAGCCAGAGAGGTATCGGAATAATGTCTATTGTGATGAAGGTTGGGTCGTCAGCACCTGAAGAAGCTGCACCGGTTGAGGTGAAACCTCAAGCCTCTATGGAAATGGTCGCACGAAAAACTCTTGATGGTAACATTATGATTATGGACCACATTGACGTGGACATCATTGTTATTCCGACTTCGAACAAGGTTCTCACTCTTGCAAAGGGTTCGCTCACCGAAGATGTCTATGATACACAAGATAGGTTGTTTAGGTATTTAGCTCGCAAGGGTGTTGTAGATCCAGCAAGTATTCGTTCTGGTAATGTTTATGGATCCATGGAAGCCGCATATGTCGCCGAGTCCTACAATGGTTCTGATAGCACCGAAGTGGTGGTGTTTGACATTGGTAAGTTCATAGAGGAAGAAAAGGCTTATTTTGAATATGACCATCGTCACGAACAAGAGGTTACAGACATGTTGACAAAGCCGAGCGATGACGATTCAACAGAACTGGGCAAGGTCAGCCATAGTGCTGAAAAAGGTTCTATTAATCCAAACCAGACGGGTTATAAAATTAGTCACCCATCAGCCTCGCCGTTTTATCAGGAGTAATAATGGATTTAGCATGGTTTATATTAACGGGGTATGGTTTAACACAGCTTATTGTTTACGGTTCAATCTTTGAAAGTGCACGAGCCTATATTAAAACAAAGTCTAGCTTTTTTGGGGAATTGGTTCATTGCCCGATGTGCACTGGCTTCTGGACAGGAGTTCTTCTTTTTGGACTAAATCCGTTTACAGAACTATTTACTTTTGAACTTAATCTCGTGAACTTGTTAGTTTGTGGATGGTTGGGTTCTGGGACATCATATCTTATGAACATGGTTTTTACAGATAAGGGGCTTAATTTGTCCCACAGTCATGGACAGTCCGACACAGCCCAACAGGGTTGTCAGGATTGTGGTGGTCCATACAGACAGATGAGTTTAGAAGAAATTTCAGGTGCCTACAGTCACCATGGGGGAGAAGAAAATGAATAACAACAGTTGGGTTTCCAAGTGGATGCTTCAGCCAGTACGACATTGTTGTAAGGGTTCGATGTTCAGCCTTGTGCTTATTATTTCTCAATAGCATAAGGATTTAGAGGAGAAGAGATGTTTAGCAAGTTTGATGATATAAAGAGTATACCGCAAGGTACGAGATATACTATTAGTGAGATTGGGTATTATAATTACTGGTATCCCTCTGATGAGAGTGTCTTTCGTGGTTTTTTATCGGAATCTGTTTCCGCCCTTGACCTTCACTGGAAGGGCGGCGGTACCGAGTGGGTTGCTTATCAGGTTACTGCGGATGTTGCTAAAAGATATGGTTCACCCATCAAGGTGTTATGGTTTGCTAAAGAGGATTTAAAAAATGGCTAAGAAAATTTTAACAGAGTATTATGAAATGTGTGAAGGTGGGGTTTGTCAAGACCACCTCACGGAGTCTGAAAAGGTGGAGGTTGCCAACGGTGCAACATATCTTACCGGCATTATGCAGAAATCTGACCAATTGAATGGCAATGGGCGGATTTACCCGCATAGTGTTCTAATGAGAGAGATGAAGAATTACGAGAAGTTGATTAGCGAAAGAAGAGCACTGGGCGAGCTAGACCATCCAGACGATTCCGTAGTTAATTTAAAAAACGCATCTCATATGGTTACTGGTGTTTGGTGGGATGGAAAAAACGTCATGGGCAAGATTAAGGTCTTGGGTACCCCATCGGGAAATATTTTAAAGTCTTTGGTTGATGGCGGTGTTAAGCTGGGTATTTCAAGTAGAGGTTTAGGTTCAGTACATGAAGACAACAGTGGGAACACTATTGTCGAAGATGATTTCCAATTGATTTGCTTTGACTTCGTATCGGAGCCTTCTACTCCGGGTGCATATATGAGCGTCCGTGAAGGTCTTGAGAAAGATATATTCACAAAGGCAGACAGGCTTAACAGGATTTTAAACGACATAGTGGGTGAGAAATGAACAGAGAAGAATTAAAAAAGACATTAAAGCCTCTAATCAAGCAGTGTATCAAGGAAGTATTATTTGAAGAGGCTGGTGTGTTGTCAAAGGTGGTCACCGAGGTCGCCATAGGTTTAAGTTCTGAACGTCCACTGGTAACAGAGGAAGTTTTGACACAACCTAACGCCGATGCACAGAAAAGCCAAATGGCAGAAGAGAGAAGCCGTGCACTGCGGGAACAGAAAGACCGCATGTTGAAGTCAATTGGCAGAGATGCCTATAATGGTGTAGATATTTTTGAGGGCACATCTCCGATGTCGTCTTCCGGTGCCCCTGCAAGTGGAGGCTCTTCTAGTTCTCCCATGGGTCCGATGAAAAACATTGATCCAAATGATGCAGGGGTGGATATTAATTCAATTCCCGGCTTGAATATGGATGTAGCAAAGAAATTAATGGGGTAAGAATATAATGTCAAAGGTTACAAACGCAGAGGTCATTGCAAGACCCAGAGAAAATGCAGAGAGACTGATTAAACGCTTTATTAGAAAGTGTAAGAAGAGTGGCTTTCTTGATGAACTCCGTCAAAGAAGATATTTTGAGAAAAAATCTGACAAGAGACGGCGCAAGAAGGCAGAAGCTGAATACAGACGACAGAAAGATCAGCGTAAGGCTGAAGCATCTGAACGGAGAAATAAAAAGCGGCGAAAATAAGTTATTTTGGCTTTTTTTGTTTGATAATCTAATTACTGTGTAAAAGATAAAGGAATATTATTATGAGTGAATTTGATGATTTTGATTTTATTGATTCCTATGGCGATGCCGTAGAGGTCAAACACGAGAACCAACTGCCCGACAACGATGTAGAGACAGCTATTAGCGTCGGCATTGTTGGTGTCGGTGGAGGCGGTGGCAAGCTTGCCAAGGCTTTCATTGAGCAGGGTTATAACAAAACCATTCTTATTAACACAACTGAAAAAGACCAACCGATGGGTTTGGCAGAACAACACATGGTGTTGGTGCCGGGTTCGGATGGTGCAGCGAAGGATGTTAGCATCGGCAAGAGAGTTTTTTCTGAAAACAGTGCTGTCGTTGAAGATGCTTTACGCACCAAGATGGGTAAGGTTGACTGGTTGATTGTGTGCGCAGGCGGCGGCGGAGGAACAGGAAGTTCCACCTCTTCGTTGAGCAATGTGTTTGAAAGATACTTGGCTTCTGTGCAAGGCGAAGGTTCGGTGATTTATGTCACAACCCAGCCCACAGCGCAAGAGATGCTCAACTCAACAATCCGTGAAAACGCAACGTCATTGAATTCAGATTTGTCAGATAAGACACAGATTGTTCTGGATAACGAGAAGCAGGTTCAATTGCTTCGTGGAAAAGTTGGTATGTTGGGAATGTATCCGACTGCGAACACTACGTTTGTTAAGCTGCTCACGCAGGTGCTTAAGCTTGCTGGTGAGAAGTCTCCAATCCAATCGTTTGATTCAAAAGACCTTGAGCGATGCCTACGGACACCTAAGCGGATGTTTTTAGGTTCTACAATCGCCAAAGAAACAGGTGCAAATCTTGGGGCAGAGCTTTATCAGAATTGTTTGCGCAGGTCACCATGCCCAGAACCAAAGGGTAAGCCAAAGACAGGAGCGATGCTGTTGGTTATCACTCCGGAAATGGCTGAAGACCCCGAAGTTAGTAAACATTTGGATGCAGCCGTTTCCTATGTTGGCGGTAGAACAGAGACTTTGTTCTCCGGGGTGTACATTAGAGAAAATTTGCCCGGTTTGGTTGCAATTCTGGCTCTAAACGGTCTTGATTAGGAATTTCTGTTTTTAAATGGGGTTTTTGGTGAGTTCGCTACTATTTATTTTATGAAAAACCACAATTGTTTTTATTGTTTGGAGAAAAGGAGAGATTTTTAAATGTCAACGATGTTAGAACAAGCTATAATTGATGCAGAGGCTCTGAAAGAGGCTGCTATCAAAAACGCCGAGGCAGCTATTATTGAAAAGTACTCGGCAGATATCAAAAGTGCAGTTGATTCGCTACTTGAGGCTGAAGACGACGAGTTAGAACTCGGAGAAGCCGAAGATGACCTCGGTCTAGGCGGTGACATGGGCGGTGCAGATGAAATGGCACCCGACGTGTTGCCCGACGTAACACCCGCAGCCACTGACGGCGAAAATCTTTGTCCCTGTCCGGATGAACAAGAAGAGGTTGTAGTAGACTTCAATGCTCTCGCAGCAGCCGCTGACGCAGAGATGGGCATGGACCCATCAGCTCCCGGATCTGTAGACGATCTCGGCATCGGCGGCGATGAACTTGCCTTGGGTGACGAGGAAGAGGAAGAAGAGTTAGAATTATCAGAAGAGATGGTCGATAAGGTTATTGACGAAATTCTTAAAGTAGATCACGAGCCAGTTCCAAGCGGATATGCAGGTGGGCACGCTTCCAACCCAGCCGAAGAAAGAGCAGAGGGTGAAGCGGTACTTGCGAAAGCAAGAGACACCGAAGAAGAAGAGGCTCGCAAAGAACATGAGAAAGCAGTTAAAGACTTGGAAGGTAAAGTAGCCCAGCTTGAGGAAACTAGAGCTAAGGCAATGAAGATTATTACTCACCTCCAAGGTCAGATTAACGAAACAAATTTATTAAACGCAAAATTACTGTATACAAACAAAATTTTAAATAGTGACTCCCTGAATGAGCGGCAAAAGAATCAAGTTGCCGAGGCTATTAGTCGTGCAGATACGGTAGATGAAGCAAAGGTTGTTTTTGAAACACTTCAAAGCGCAGTGGAGAGCGGTCGCACAAAGCGTCAGCCAAATTCCTTGAGCGAAGCAGTTACAAGACGGTCATCAGCTTTTATGCCACGACGCACAGAAACACTGCAAGAAAATAAAAATCCCGAAACAGATAGATGGGCAATTCTTGCGGGAATTAAACAAAGAGACTAATTTTTATCATTTATAAGGAGGAATAGAAAATGTCTATTTTAGAAAGACTTACTGAAGGCGTTGTAAATCGCAACGTCGCTAAAGAAGGTGCTGCTCTCCTCAACAAGTGGTCCAAGACTGGATTACTAGAGGGGCTTACTGGCGACCATGAGCGTCAGTCAATGGCAGTATTGCTTGAGAACCAAGCAAAGGAGCTTCTTCGTGAAGCTAACGTACAGGGTGCTGCACCCGCAGGTGGAGTCCAAGGCTTCGCAGCGGTCGCTTTCCCACTAGTTCGTCGTGTATTCGGCGGTCTACTTGCTAACGATCTTGTTAGTGTTCAGCCAATGAGCTTGCCATCCGGCTTGATCTTCTTCTTGGATTTCACCAAGACAGATGCTCGTGACGGTACGCAAGGTGATTCTGTCCACGGACAGGGTGTTGTTGGTTCGCAAATCATTGACGGTGTTACTCTTGGAGAAGATGGTTTTTACAATCTTGCTCAAGGTTATTCATCCGCTCGTGGTTCTGCAAAGGTTGAAGCTGCTGATATGGAACTTGTAGCTACATTTGATCTTGGCGACCAGCTTTCAGAAGCTGAAGCAAAATTACTCGGCTATGATGCCGATCTTTTGGCTGATGCAATCGACGGTCAAGGCGACGAGATTGCTATCATCAAGATTGCTACTGATGGTCTTGCAAATTCAGCGGCTACTTGTGAAGTCACGCCGGGTGCGGATCTTTCCGCCCAGATGACTGCTCACCATGTTATGACGGTTGCCCTCTCAACAGCGGGAAACAAG